GGCAGATTTCTCCGCGTACGGGTTCCCCAAGTTTTCGGTCACTCAGTGTGACCTTCAGTTGAGCGGGCGATCCGCTCTCACTTCGAGGAGGGCGCGATGCCTGGGCCTCAACCGAAACGCAATCCGGCTCGACGGAACCAAACCACGACCAGGGCGACCCTGACGCTGGTGCATGACGTCGAAGCGCCTTCGCTCCCTGAGGGCAAGGACTGGCATTCGCAGACTCTGGAGTGGTGGAAGGACATCTGGGCGTCGCCGATGGCGCCCGAGTACGACGACTCCGACAAGCATGGCCTGATCCGGCTGGCGATCCTGGTGGACGACTACTGGACTGCGGACAACGCGAACCTGCGGGTGAAGCTGTCGGCGGAGATCCGCATGCAGGGGCAGCTGTACGGGATCACGCCGCTCGACCGGCGCCGTCTCCAGTGGGAAATTGACCGTGGTGAAGCCGCTGAGGAGAACACCCGGAAGCGGAAGACCGCGGCGGCGAAGCCTCGGGAGTCTTCTGAACCGGCTGTGGATCCGCGGAGTCTGCTTCAGGCGGTGAAGTGACGGGGCTGATCGTCCCGCCACTCGATGACGAACCCTGGCCGACGCTTGGACCTCAGATCTGCGACTTGATCGAGGATCGGTGCACGTTCGGTCCTGGTGACCTTCGCGGCGAGCCTGCGGTGATCGATGACGAGACGCGGGCGTTGTTCTACCGGGCCTATGAGGTGTTCCCGAAGGGGCATCCGAAGGCGGGGAAGCGCCGCTTCAAGCGGGTCTGCATTTCGTTGCGTAAGGGCACCGCGAAGACGGAGAAGGCCGGCTGGTTCGCGTTCGCCGAGCTGCACCCCGAGGGTCCGGTCAGATGCGACGGGTTCGACGCGAACGGGAACCCTGTTGGCAGGCCGGTGCGGGACCCGTACATCCCGATGGTGGCGTACACGGAGGAGCAGACCGAAGAGCTCGCGTATGCGGCGCTGTTCGTGATGGTCACCGAGGGCCCTGACGCTGACCTGTTCGATCCGACGTTGGAGCGGATCCGGCGGTGGAACGGCGACGGGAAAGCTGTCGCGTTGGCGGCGGCACCGAACTCACGTGATGGCGCGAGGACGACGTTCCAGCATTTCGATGAGCCGCACCGGATGACGTTGCCGAAGTTGATCGACGCGCATCAGACGATGCTGCAGAACATTCCGAAGCGGCCGATCGCGGACCCGTGGAGCTTGTCGACGACGACCGCGGGTGTCCCGGGTGAAGGCAGCGTCGCGGAGACGGAGAAGGACTACGCGGAGAAGGTCCACGCTGGCAAGGCGAAGGACCCGCAGTTGTTCTACTTCCACCGCGAAGCGTCCCCGAGTCACGATCTCGAGACGGATGAGGGCTTGCGGGCCGCGATCGTTGAGGCGTCTGGCCCGGCGGTAGCAGCGTGGTCGGACATCGATTCGATCATGTCGCTGTACCACCAGGACGACACGGACCGCGCGTATTTCGAGCGGGTGTGGTTGAACCGGTGGGTGGCCTCGAGCAGGCAGGCGTTCGACCCTGTCCGCTGGTCTGAACTGACAAGGGCAGACCTGGTCATTGCCGACAAGGAGCCGATCGTGATCGGCTTCGACGGCGCCCGCTGGCGTGACGCCTGCGGGTTCGTGGCGACACACATCGAGACGGGCCACCAATGGCCGATCGCCCTGTGGGAGAAACCTGAAGACCTCCCAAAGGACGTGGACTGGGAAGTCACCGACGACCAAGTCAACGGTGCGCTCGAAGAGGCGATGCAGCGATGGCGGGTCGTCTTGCTGTATGCGGACCCGCCGCGGTTTGAGGACAACGTCGCCAAATGGTCCGGGAAATACGGGCAGAAGCGCGTCATGGAGTGGTACACGAACCGGCAGAAGCAGATCGGTCAGGCCATGAGGGCGTACAGGACCGCCATGACATCGGGGCAGCTGTCGCACTCTGGGGACTCGGACCTTGCTCGCCACATCGCGAACGCCCGCCGCAGCAGCGTGAAGGTGCTGGACGACGACGACACCCCGCTCTGGACGATCTACAAGGAACGCCCGGACTCGGAGAAGTACATCGACCTTGCCATGGCTGGCTGTTTGAGCTGGCAGGCCCGACTTGATGCCCTCGCCGGTGGCGGTTGGCAGCGACGCAGCTCGAAGATGATCGTGAGACGGGGGTGAGTCGTGCCTGAACGCACCCCGGTCGAGATGGTCGAGTACTTGTCAGGGCAGCTCGCCGCTGAGCACTCCGAGATGCGGAAGTTGAACCGCTACTACGAGGGCGAACAGCCGCTGTGCTACATGGCGCCGGCGCTGCAGCAGGAGCTGGGCGACCGGATCACGCAGTTGGTGATCAACTGGCCGCGCATGGGCGTCGACGCCTACGAGAACCGGCTCGACATCGAAGGGTTCCGTCTGCCCGGGCAGGCGAAAGCTGACGACCGGCTGTGGGGCATCTGGCAGGCCAACGACCTCGACGAGGTGTCGCAGCAGGCGCACCTGGAGTCGCTGATCCTGAAACGCTCCTACGCAATCGTCGGTCCCAACCCTGACGAACCCGACCTGCCGATCATCACGGTCGAGCACCCGTCCCAGGTGATCACACACCACGATCCGCGCACCTGAAAGGTCATCGCGGGCCTGAAGCGGTGGACTGACGACGACGACCGGCTCTATTCGACGTTGTACACGCCGATGGTGGACCGTTTCTACGTCTACGACGCCGGCAAGTGGAACATCGAGGACGAGACCGAGCACCGCAGGGGGTTCTGCTCGGTGGTGCCGCTGGTGAACCGGCCCAGGATGATGAAGCCCCGCGGCACGTCAGAGCTGGCCGATGTCATCCCGATCGCGGACGCCGCCAACAAAATGGCGACGGACATGATGATCTCCGGCGAATACCACGCGATGCCTCGCCGGGTGTGGTTCGGCCTGGACGAGGACGACTTCGTCGACGAGAACGGCAAACCGTTGTCGACGTGGGAGAAAGTCGCCGGCCGAGAGTGGGCGACGAGCCAACGCAAGGGCGACGAGGCCGACGTGGTCCAGTTCCCTGAGGCGGCACTGTCGAACTTCCACGACACGATCAAGCTGCTCGCGCAGGTCGCGTCGCAGATGCTCGCGCTGCCCCCGCATTATCTGCAGTTCGCTGGCACCAACCCTGCTTCGGCGGATGCGATCCGCTCTTCGGAAGCGCAGTTGGTGAAGCGGGTCGAGCGGAAGCAGCGTGTCCTTGGCGGCGCGTGGGAGCAGGTCATGCGGATCGCTGCCACGATCGCGAAACTCGACGTTGACGGAGCTGATCTTCGGCGCATGGAGACGGTGTGGCGGGACGCTTCAACGCCGACGGTGGCGCAGGTCGCGGACGCCGCGGTGAAGAAGTTCCAGGTCGGCATTTCGACGCTGCGGCAGTCACGTCTGGACGTGGGGTACACGGACACGCAGATCAGCCTGATGGAGCAAGAGGAACAGCAAGCGCTCGAGCGTGACCCATTGACCGTTCTCGCTCGCCAGCAGGAGGTCGTGAGTGCTGCAGGCCGCGCTGAGCTACAAGAAGCAGACTGAGAAGGCCTCGAGCGCGGCCGAACGCGAAGCCCGGGAGTTGTGGGGGCAAGTCGATCGGTCCCGGATCCTCGACTCGTGGAAGTCGCTGGTCCCGTTGTTGTTCCGGTCGATTGTGACCGCCCAGGCGCAAGCAGCCGGCCTCGCGACACCGTACGTCGACGAATCCATCCGTGTCCAGGGCGGCGACAGCCCGACTGACGGCCAGATATTGCCGCTCGCGCTTGCAGGATGGGCGTCGGACGGCAGGCCCTTGGACACACTGTTGCTGTCTCCGGCGTTCACGGCGATCGAGGCTCTGAACCGCGGCGCGACGGTCGCGAAGGCGATGTCGTTCGGGCAGGCGCACACGCGAATGATCGCGTCGACGCAAGTCGCTGACGCCTACCGGGTGGCTCCGACGATCGTCTCGACGACCAGGCGTGTCACTCGGTATGCGCGGGCTATCACGCCGCCTTCGTGCTCGAGGTGCATCATCCTGGCCGGCTCGGACCGGTCGTGGAAGACGGACTTCAAACGTCACCCGCGGTGCAACTGCATCTCGGTGCCCGTCGTTGGTGACCCGCGCGAGGACCTGATCACGGACCCGAAGGCGTACTTCGACTCCCTGTCGAAGGCCAACCAGGACCGGATCTTCACCGCCGCTGGGGCACAGGCGATCCGCGACGGTGCCGACATGGCTCGCGTGGTGAACGCCCGCCGCAAAGCCGCGGGCCTGTCTGGTGCCGCCGAGGGACAACGGCGAAGCCTCCGCCGACGGGACGTGTTCGGCGCTGACCTGTTCACGACTGCCGAGCTCAGGGTGACTGGATCGCGCGGGCAGCAGCTGGTACGGCTCATGCCTGAGTCCGTGTACGAGATCGCCAAGGACCATGCAGACGCGCTGCGGTTGTTGAAGGTCCACGGCTACATCTACTAGACCTCCAGCCCGCACGGGGCTGGACCTGGCCGAGCGATTCGGCCCCGACATGGAGGACGCGATGTCCGAACCTGAACCCACGGAACCGGGTGCTCCCGAGGAGCAGCTCGGCGAATCCGGCCTGAAGGCTCTCACGGCGGAGCGCGACGCCCGCAAGGAAGCCGAACGGCAGATCAAGGACCTCAAGGACCAGCTGAAGGCGGCCAAGCCTGCGGCTGACCGGCTCAAAGAGATCGAAGACCAGCAGAAGACCGAGCTTGAGAAAGCGAACGAACTGCTGGCCGAGCTCGAGCGGAAGGCCGCGAAGGCCGAGACCGAGGCCCTGCGATACCGGATCGCCACGAAACACGGCATCTCCGATGAGGACGCCGAAATCTTCCTGACCGGCTCTGACGAGGAGTCGATCGCGAAGCAGGCCGAGCGACTGGTCGCCCTCCAGGGCGAGCGGGTCGCGGCCCAGCAGCAGAAACCAGATCCGTCCCAGGGCGTCCGTCCTGGCGCGGCCAAGAACCCGAAAGAAGCCGGTAAGGCGCGGGCGCGAGCCCGGTTCGGTGATCCCGGTAAATGACGACCCCGTGCCGGGCGGGGATACCACTAGGAGGTAACAGTGGACATTTCCGTCCGCAGCGAAACCTGGGGTGTTGAGGACCGGTCCTGGCTGGGATCGGCTCATGGCACCGAGGCCACTCGCACCATCACGCTCGACGTTTCGGCGTTCACCGAAGCCACGCACTACCCGGAAGGCTACATCGCCTCCGGGACCGTGGTCGGACGCATCACCGCGACGGGCCTGTACGGCCCCTACAGCGCTGGCGCGGCCGACGGCCGCCAGAACGCCGCCGGGTTCCTGTTCAACTCGATCTCGATCAAGGGCACCGCTGACGTCGGCGCCCCCCTGCTCGAGCACGGCATGGTCATCGAGGACCGCCTGCCGGCCAACTCCGGTTATGACGCTGCCGCCGGCACCGACATGGCCGGCCGGATCGTGGTCCGGTAAGGAGGGAATGACACATGCCTATCGTCACTGATCTCGTTGACCCGGCGGAACTGACCGCGTTCGTGCGCGAAGTCCCGCTGCCTGCCAACCAGATCCTCAACCAGTTCCTTCCCGACCGTGAGTTCTCTGACATCACGGCCCGGATCGACTCGGTGACCCGCAAGAACCGGACGGCGAAGTTCCGCACCTACGACGCGGAAACCCCGATCGGACAGCGAGACGGGTACACCCGCAAGGAAGTCGAACTGCCGCCGCTCGGTCAGAAGACCGTCGTCGGCGAGTACGAACGCCTCAAGATGGAGGCGCTGCGCAACAACGGCGACGCCAACCCGGCGCTGGTCGACGCGATCTTCGACGACGCCGAGATCAACACCCGCGCAGTCCGCGCCCGCATGGAGCTCGCCCGAGGCGACGTCCTCGTCGACGGCAAGTTCACGCTCACCGACGAGAACGGGCTGACCCTGGAAGCCGACTGGGGCGTCCCCGCGGGGAACCTCGTCGCGCCGGGCACGCCCTGGTCGACGATCGCCACGGCGACGCCGCTGGCCGACATCATGTCGTGGGTCGACACGTACGTCGCGCTCAACGGTGAACGCCCCGCGTTCGCCCTGACCTCGCGTGCGGTCATCGGCAACCTGCTGCGCAACGCGGAGATCCGAGCACTGGTCGGCTCCATGGCGGGCACGCCGTCCATCGTGACGCCCGCGAACCTCACCACGGTCCTCCAGGCCTACGGCCTGCCGACCCTGGTCGAGTACGACACGCAGGTCAACGTCGACGACGTCGACACCCGCGTGGTCCCGGCCGACCGGTTCATCATGCTCCCGCAGGACCCGTCCACGCTGGGGTACACGGCGTGGGGCATCACCGCCGAAGCGCTGGAGCTCGCCGGGTCGGGCAACCCGTCCCTGGAGTTCTCCGACGCTCCCGGCCTCGTGGGTGTCGTCCTCAAGGAGGGCGACCCGGTCCGCACCTGGACGAAGGTTACCGGGGTCGGCATGCCGGTCCTGACCGACCCGAACCGGCTCATGGTCGCCGACGTCCAGTAGGAGGACACCATGCCGAAACTCGCATTGACGGTCCACGTGCACGACCCGGAGACGGGCCGCACCGTGGTCCTCAACCGCGGCGCCGAGGTGGAGGGGCGTCTGCTGACGCTCATCACCAACCCTGGCGTGTGGGAAGACCCGGACGCGGCCGCTGAGGCGGCCGCAGCGTTCGAGGACTCCCCGAACGAGGATGACGAGGCCACGGACGCCGTGGTCGAGCCGCCTCGCGCCGGCAAGGGGTCCAGCAGGGACGCGTGGGTGCTGTTCGCCGCGAACCATGGCGTTCAGGTCGAGGACGACGACACCCGGGACGACATCATCGCGGCGCTGGCCGACGTCGGCGTCATCGACGAGTAGGTGAGGAGGCGGTCATGGCACTGTTCACTCGAGAGGACCTGGCCGCCTTCCTCCAGGTCGACCCATCGGTTATCGAAGAGGGCACGTATCTGCTCTTGGAGCGGAAGGTGCGTGTCGAGATCATCAACGTCGTCGGTCAATCCAGGTTCGACGCCGCCGGGGAGGCCGTGTTCTTCTCGGTGGCGTTGGACATGGCGAAACGCATGTACACCAACGCTTCCGGCCTGCGTTCGACGCAGGAGACGATTGACGACTACACCCGGACGTTGACGTACGCGTCGGAGACCGTGACGTCGTTCGAGGTTTCCGAGGATGAGCAGCGGCGGATCCGCCGGGCCGCTGGCCTCAAGGGCGCGTTCTCGATTGTGATTCGTGATGAGTGTCCTCGACCTGCTTGCTGAGGGCCGTGCCGCGGCTGAGGCGATCATGCTCGACGCCTGCACGATCACCCGCGTGACCGGGCCTGAGGGTGAACTCGATCCGGTGACGGGTCTTCGAGAACCGGCTCCTACCGCCACGGTGTATTCGGGGAAGTGTCGGGTGCAGACGTATGAGCCGCATGAGACCGCTCGGGAATCTGGCGACCATGTGTTCACCGAGCAGCGCTACCACCTGCACTTGCCGATCGGCGTCGGTCCCGTGAAGGTCGGTGACACCGCCGAGATCATCGCCGCTGCAGCGGACACGCAGCTGATTGGCCGCTCGTACCGGATCGCGGCCCTCCACCACAAGAGCCTCGCCACGGCGCAGCGGATCCTGGTCGACGAGATCACCGGCTAGGGGGTGCCTCGTGCAGTACCGGGCGGAACTCGTCAACGTCGCAGAGACCGCAGCGGCGATTCTTCGGCTCGGCGAGAACGTCTACGACGCCGCCGAAGACGCGCTGGAGCAAGGCGGGAAGTGGATCACGTTCCAAGCCAGGGACCTACTGCGAAGCCAGGCTCCTGGACCGTACCTGCCGCACTACCCGAGGGCGATCACGTCTGAAACCGAACGAGGCTCGGGCATGGTGACCATGATCGTCGGCCCCGAGTCGGCGAAACCGCAGGGCGGCATGGGCCTCGGTGTGGAGTACGGGTCAGTGAACGCGCCGCCGCTGCCGCACTTGAACCCGGCGTTTGATGATCGGGTGGAATCCATCATCGACCGGGCGGCCCGCAACTTGGCTCGCTGGCCGGGAGGTGGGAGTCGGTGACGATCGTCGACGACATCCTCACGCTCATGCGCGACCCGATCCCCACTGTCATGGTGTTCGACTCCGGTGCGCCCGACGAGAACAACACCCCCGACATCCCCGAGCGGTACGCCGTCTACTGGCCCGACCTCGGGACCCCTGAAGCCGGCGCGGTGTGCGGGACGTTCACCGGCGGCATGTACCGCTGGCAGATGACGTATGTGGCTCCGGACAGGGGCATGGCCGAGTGGATGGCGAACGAGATCCGAGTTGCGGTCCTGGGCGTCAAGCCGTTCATACCTGGGTTCGTGTGCGGGCAGGTCCAACTGCCCATTTCACTCCCCGCTCGACGTGACGAACAGGTCCTGGCTCGCCGGGTTGTCGTCTTGATCGACCGGTTCGAGCTGCTCGCCGAGCAGCAGTAATCACCGCCCGCACTCCGGGCACAACCAGAGGAGATGACTGTGCCACGACTTGTGGACCAGGGCGTCACCCGGCTCGATTGGGTGCCGGGTGAAGACGGAATCGCTGACATCGAAGCGCCCACGCTCGCCGAGCTCGCCACAGGCAGGGACTTGACCTGCACCATGGTGTCTACCTACGAGGTCCGCATGGACGGCTCCGACACGACGTCGGAGCGCGCCGTGTGCGAGACCGCGAACGTCGACGCGCCGACCATGCAGAACTACATGGGCCGGTTCGAACTGTTCCGGCAGTGGGACGACACCCTCCAGGCGTGGGAGACCGAAGACCCGCTCGAATGGCTCGACTACAAGGCCGTCGGGTACTTCGTGCGACGTCTCGGATTCTCTCGGGACACCGCGTACGCCGCCGGACAGAAAGTCGAGGTGTACAAGCTGATGGCCGATGAGGCGCAGGTTAACGGCGGCACCGGAACCGGCTACCTGAAGGCCACCGTGCCGATGCTCAAGCAGGGCGCCGCGACCACTCGCGCTGTCGTGGCTGCGTAGGAGGAACCATGGCTGTTCTTACTGCGCAGAGCGTCACCTCGTCCGGAATCACGCCCACAGTGGTCACTCCCGCTGGCGGGGGCGACAAGGTCTCCGTTGGCACCAAGGTTCGCGTGGAGAACAACTCCGGCGGATCCATGACGGTGACCATGACGACCCATCAGACCGTCGACGGCAGCCTCGCTGTCGCCGACAGGGTCATCACGGTGCCCGATACCCAGACCCGGAAGTTCCTGGCCTCCAGCCTGTACCGCAATCCCGCGGACGGCCTGGTCGACATCCTCTGCTCCGCCAGGACCGGCGTGGCAATGGAGCTGGACAACTAGTGCTCCCGCCGCGTGGCCTCCCAGGTGCTGCGCGGCGGGCTCTCGAATCACCTGGGCACCTGGGAG